AATGATTATAGTTTTAGGTATAATAAAAATGCACGTCAAATCCAATCAGATTCCGATAAAGCCAAGAATGAAATTCAAAGGTTAAGTCAGAATTATAGGATTCAAGGTACTAGTGCAGATATAACTAAAGTGGCAGGTATTAAAATTATGAAGGCTTTAATTGAAAAAGATTTACTGTGGATTGTAAAAATAGTAAATGTAATTCATGATGAATTCATAGTAGAATGTCCAGATGATTTAATAGACATTGTTTCTGACATTGTAATAACTTCAATGAAAGATGCAGGCAAACTTTTCTGTAAAATTATCCCACTAGATGCCTCATTAGATGTAGGTAAACATTGGATTCATTAACCTATATATTTTATCTTTTTGGCTATAAAATTAAAATATTTTTTGTACCTTTGTAGTATCACAAAGTTACCTAAAAGGCATTTAATTTATAGTTAAAAATTTATTAATAAAAATTATATAATATTAAAAAAAGATGAGTAGTAGAGATGAAAGACAATTACTAGGAGTTGAAAAATGGATCAAAGCTGGTTGTAGAGCTACTCTTGAGTATGCAACTGGTACAGGTAAATCTAGGTGTGGAATTTTAGCTATAGAAAGATTCTTTAATAAAAATCCAGATAAACAAGTAGTAATTATAGTGCCAACTGAAAATTTAAAAGTTCAGTGGATTAAATTACTTGCTGAATATGGATTAATACTAAATGTAGAAGTAAAAGTTATTAATTCAGCAGTTATGAAACGATTCACAGCTGATTTATTAATAATAGATGAAATACACTCTGTAATCACAGCTACATTTTTTAAATTATTTGAAATGTGTACGCCAACTATGATTTTAGGGTTAACTGCAACATTTGAACGTTTAGATGGCAAACACATTCTTTTAGATAAATTATGCCCAATTTGTGACACAATAACAGTGAAAGAAGCTACAGAAGCTGGTTGGTTATCTCCTTATAAAGAATATAAAGTAATGATTGATGTAGATTTAACTGAGTATAATATAGTAAATCAGCAATTTATGGAACATTTTTCATTCTTTAATTATGACTTTGATTTAGCTATGAAATGTGTAACAAATAGTTCAGTTAGAATGCAATATGCAATGTATATTCAGCCAGATCCAAAATTTAGAAAACAAATAATTGGAGAAACAGCAGCTCATGCTTTTGCTTGGAATAGGGCTTTAAAGGCTCGAAAAGATTTTGTGAAAAATCATCCAAAAAAACTTGAAATAGCAGAATTAATTCTTGAACATCGAAAAAATTGCAAAGCAATTACCTTTAATTCTACTATTGCACAATGTGAAAAATTTAAAATTGGCAGTATTGTTCATAGTGGTAACACTAAAAAGAAGAATAGACTAACAATGGAAGAATTTAATGAAGTTAAGACTGGAGTAATCCATTCTAGCAAAAGTTTGACAGAAGGGATTGATATAAAAGGGTTAAATTTAGCTATAATACTTCATAACACTTCTAGCCCCAGAGAACGTATACAAAAAATTGGACGTGTAATCAGAAAAGAAGAAGGAAAAGAGGCAGAAGTTTTTTCTTTAGTTTTAAAAGCTACCATGGAAGACAATTGGTTTAAAAAATCATCAATTGGATTATCACACATCGAATTAAATGAAAATGAGCTAATTACTATTCTTACTGGACAACAGCTTGCTAAATGTGAAATAGTGCAAGAAAAACAACCATTTTTATTTACATTTTAATTATGTCTATATTAACTATTGATTGAAAATTATATTAAATTATGGAAGACAGTAACAATAGCCTTATAAAGATTATAGAGTATAATTGGAACGATGAAAAAAGAAATTTTGAAGAAACTTTTGAAATGTCTATTTCACCCCAAGATACGTTAGAAGAATGGATAGATATATGTGAATTAAATAGTAATGTATTTATGTGTGATCATATATTTTATCATTTAATGAAGATAAAACACTTATTAAATTACTAATCACTATAATAGTAATACAACCGTAACAGGTACAAGAAAGTGGTTAAGAAAAACTTAACCAATTTGAAACAAACTGATTTTTCGATAGACAGAGAACTTGACTTTATGATTAAATATCAATTATTTCCAGAAGAATTAATGATAATTAAACTAATTTTCTTGGCTCAGGATAATCATCCAGAATACTTAAGTAAATATTTTAGTCAAATGCCTCTCAAAGGTGCTCCAAGAGATACACTTCTTACCTTACAGGAAAAAGGGATTATTAATAAATCCTATAAAGTACCTGAAAAAGGAGCAACATTTAATCCACGTGATGTGGACTTTAATAAGAATTTTTTAAAATCTTATATCCAACATTCCGGAGATATGGGAATGGAACTATTTATGAATTATCCAAGTTTTGTAAATATAAATGGTCGTCAATGTTCTTTAAAAAATATTTCTAAATTATTTAATAGTATGGATGATTTTTGCTTTGCTTATGGTAAAGTAATTAAATTTAACCCAGAAATGCATTTAAAAATTATGCAGTTATTAGAATTTGGAAAAGAAAATAACTTAATCCATTATGGTATAAGTGAATTTGTTATTTCTTTAAAATGGCTTGAAATTGAAGAACTTCAAAATTCAGGTGGAACATTAAATGGTTACAATAATTCAGAATTACTATAATGGGAGTTTCTAAATTATTAGCAAATGTAAAAAAAGGTAAATTAGGTAAAAATCAAGGCATTAGTACTGGTATTCCTAAGCTTGATTCTGTTATATATGGCATTCAACGTAAGCATCTTTACACAATAGGAGCTGATACGGGTGCTGGCAAAACATCTTTTGCTTTAGATGTATTTCTTTATAATTTAATTAAAAATGCTGGTGATAAGCCAATTTCTATATTATATTATAGTTTTGAAATGGCATCTGACGTATTATACGCTAAATTACTTTCTTTATATATATTTGATACATTTAATGTAGTATTGACTTTTGAAGATATTTTATCTTTAACTCAGCCAATTTCTGATGAAAATGAAGCTTATGTCAATCAATCAATAACTTGGTTAAAATCCATAGAATCTAAAATTAAAATTTATGATAAATCATTAACTCCAGCTGGAATTTATGTGACTTGTAAAGATTGGATGAAACATTTTGGATATTTTGAAGCTATTGATGAACATACCGAAAACTATATTGATCATGTAGAAGATAGATATAAAGTTGTTATTCTTGATCACGTAGGTTTATTATCTGGCCCAGGCTCTAAAAAAGAGAAGATTGATGCTGTTGCTGATATGATGATTTATTTTAGAAATAAATGTGATATCACAGGAGTCTTTATTCAGCAGCTAAATAGAAATGCTAAGGGCATGGACCGTAAAAATTCAGGCTATGAGCTTGTTCAGCTAAATGACTTTAAAGATTCTTCTGGAACAACTGATGCTTCTGAAGTAGTAATAGCTCTATTTTATCCTTATAGAGAAAAGATTGCTAAGTGTGAAGGTTACCCAATACAAAATGTTTTAAAAAAACAATTTAGATTATGTCAAGTACTTAAAGGTAGGTGGGGTAATTCAGATGTTAATATTGGAGTTACTTTTCATGGAGAGCTGGGCTTATTTAGAGAGTTGCCTAAACCAGAAGAAATTAATGATTACGAACAATATTTAGATTTATATTACAAAAAAAATTCAATAGAGAATTTAATTACAAATGAAGATATGCAACAAGAAGATGAGATAGTACATCATTTTGTACTTTAATTTATAAAATAAAACTACAGTGGCAGAATTAGGTGCAATAGTTGGTGAATCAGGGTCTGGTAAATCAACTAGTTTAAGAAATTTAGACCCAACAAAAACATTTATTATTAATGTAGCAAGTAAGCCATTACCAATTCCAGGTTATAAAAAGAACTATAAGCCTTTAGTTCAAATAGATGGTAAATGGACTGGTAATTTGTATAATACATCTAATGTAGATAAAATTGCACAAGTATTACAAATAATAGATAAGACTATGCCTCATATTGAGCAAGTTATAATGGATGACAGTCAGTATCTAATGAGCTTTGAAGCTATGGAGAGAGCACAAGAAAAGGGATTTGAGAAATTTACTCAAATTGCCCAACATTTCTATTCTGTGTTAAAAGGTGGTATGAATATGAGAGATAATCTTAAAGTATTTATACTAACTCATTCTGAAAATATTGGTGATCTCATTAATCCTTCTCATAAAATCAAAACAATGGGTAAGTAATTTGCCCCTAATACCCCTAATTCGGTGAACCCTTAGCGTGTAATGACGATGGGAATACCGAGCCAAGCAATAGATTACAAAATCTATCGGCGCGTGTAACGACTATCTACGAGTGTAGAGTAAGGGAAAGAAGTAATTATTCTTTCTTTGAAACGGGGATGTCTTAATTTCAATTTTTATTTTTACCTATAGTTTTTATGTAAAATATTTTTATTACCTTTGTATATTATTAATTTAATATATAAAAAATGAAAGTATATTTTTACACATTAACAGACCCAAGAAATCCAGATATTATAAAATATATTGGAAAAACAACTCAAAAACTAGCTAGAAGGCTAGATCAGCATATTTCTTATGCAAAAAAATTAGTAAAAGAACATCATAAAACTAATTATAATGTAAATTGGATAAATTCTTTATTAAAAGACAATGTTAAACCAATTATATTAGAAATTGATTCTTATGAATGTGATGATATGTCCAAAGATTGGGTAATATTTGAACAATATTGGATTTCTCAATGTAAAGCATGGGGATTTAAAATTACTAATTTAACTTCTGGAGGAGATGGAAATCAAAATCAAATTTTTACAGAAGAATCACAACAGAAAAAAGCAAAAAAATTAAGAGGTGTTCCCAGACCAGGAGAAGTTCGTAATAGAATTTCTGAAAGTCATAAAGGAAAAATAAAAACAGATGAACATATTGAAAATATTAGAAAAACAGTTATTGCAAAACAGGGTAGACCTGTTAATCAATATACTTTAAATATGGTATTTATACAAGAATGGGATTCTATAGCAACAGCCGCAGATTTTTATAAAGTTGATAGATCGTCTCTAATGAGATGTTGTCAAGGAAAATTTAAGAAATCAGCAGGGTATGTGTGGAAATATAAAGATGAAGATATAGTCTAGACTTGCAGGAAACTGTAAGGGTATAAAGGTAAGGTAATTCCTTAACAAGAAAAATTTATATCAAAAACGAAAATGATCGACAATATGATTACAGTTGAAGGATTATTCACTTATGTTTTATTTACTATTAAAATAAAAGACGACGATAATAAAATTCAATATAAATTTATGACTCAGACAGATGGTACAACCACTGCTAAAACTCCTATGGGGTGTTTTTCAGAATTATATATTGATAATGATTTACAAGATGTATTTAATAAAATTGATGAATATAACGCATAATGGTAAAAGTACAAGTAACCTTTAATTTTGATCCAACAACAGAAACAGTAACAGANGTGTTATGNTCAGTTGGGGAAGCTGTTAGTAANACAGTAACAACAAAAAAAGCTACTATTAAAAAAGTAGGNAAAGAGTTAGAGGGCTTAATAATAGTTAGAGAAGAAGGTAAATTAATACTTTCNCCAGAACTTATAGAATTATTAGAACCTGTAGAAGATGAAATAAGAGTATCAGTACGATACGAACAAGTAGATTCTGTAATTTCTCCATTCTTTGGAACTGATGCAGCATTTAAAGGTAAAAATGGTAACAAAATTACTAAAGGTGGAACAGTTGCTTATAGAGGAAAAGCTAATGAAGTTTTAGCAGAATTTGGGGAACGCTTTACTTTAATAGAGTACAAACCAGGTATTTACCAAATGATTGGTGATATAGAGTATATCCCAAAAGATGTTCCAGTTAAGAAAGCAGTTGAAAAAATTAAAGCTATTGAAGTAGCTGGTAATGAAGAAACTACATTAACAGAGATGACAAATTTTACATTTTAATAAAAAAATAAATAAATAAGAATATAATATGAATTTTAATTTTGATAATACAGCGGGAGCTGCTCAATCCACAAATCTTCCAATTTTAGAGGGTAATAAAATACATGAAGTAACCTTTAAAGGAATTGAAGAAAGAGACATCCAAGGAGTTAAAGATGCATCTGCAGTTTATAAAGTTTTAGATATTAAGTTTGCAAATGCTAAAGGTTATTATACTGAAACAGTTTGGGAGCCAAAAGCAGCAGATTTTGAACGTCGTAAAGGTACTAATACTAAAACTGGAGCAGAGACAACTTCTCCGTCTAATGTAGAAAATATGATGCTTTTATTTAAACACATTATTGATGCAGTTAACCCTGAATTAGGAAAACAAATTGATGCTAAAGAAAAGAAAATTTCTGCACCAGATTGGATTCAATTACGTAAATTAATGGTAACTACTACTGAAAAATTTAATGGGGCTTCAATTAAAATTAAGTTAATTAAAAATAATAAAGGAGAAGCTCGTTTTCCATATTTTTCAATATTAACTAGAGAAGCTCCACATACAGCTATTGTAGTAGGAAACTTTATTGGGGAAAGTGTTTACTTTAGTGCTTATGAAAAACAGCAAATTGATAAAGCTGCGACTGCAACTCCAACAAATGTAGCTACTGTAGTTAATTTGGAAACTACTGATTCAAATATGCCAGACCTTTCTTTGGACTTTAATTTATAAAATTAAATTTGTGATTAATGTTTAATATACCAAAAAATGAGCAACAAATCACAAAAGAACTTTTATTAAAACATAATTCAGAAGAAACTTATATGCAAACTTATCTTGGAATCCCTGT